AGGCCGCGCACCAGTACCGCGAGTGGGTCCGCGAGCAGCGCGACCAGACCCAGGACCGGAAGTCGGCGAACGGTGCCTCGCCCTGGTTGTCCACGAATCGCTGGATCGCGGCCAGGACGAGCTCGCCTTGCTCTTCGGTGAGCTTCTCGATCGGCCTCGACTTCTCGGTGCCCTCCTCGCCGTCCGAGGAGTCCCCCGAATCGCCGAACTGGGCGATGTCGAAGTCCGTCTTATCGTCGTCTGTAAAGCGGTTCGCCTCGAAATCGAGTTCCGACTCAAGCGCCGCCTCGATCGCGTCGTGGGCTGCCATCAACGCCTCGCGGTTCTGGGCGTTGAGGGTGCGGCCCTCCTTCGAGACGTCTCGGGCGACGTCGATCGCCTTCGACAACGTCCCCGCCGAGACCTCGGACTGCCCGTCCGCGGAACTTACGCCGTCATCGGCATCGGCGGCATCGGAGTCCGACCCTTTCAGCCACGACTTGAACTTCCGCCACTTCGTGGCGTCGTCGGGCTCGTCGTCGGGTGTGTTGCTGTCTTCCATATCTGGTTGCTGACTCTGTGAGTCGATGATCTCCCCGGCCTTCTCGGCGTCAGCGAAGAACTTCGCGACGGCGCCGTCGGGAGCCGTCTTCTCCAGCTGCTCCAGGTAGTCCCAGAGCTCGCCGGCGGTGTCCTCGGGCGCGCCGCGCCTCGACATCGTCTCGACGAAGTCCTCGCGGTCGTCGGCGTTCTCGTAGAGGTTTTTCTCGAGCGAGCCGCCGGCCGACTTCGTAGCGTAGACCGCCGACGTCACCGCCGGGATGTCCACGTCGGAGATCTCCGTCGTGGCCCCGTTGCGGATCCCCGCCAGCGGCCAGTACTTGTCGTCGACCGCGTCGGGGTCGACACTGTCGGGGATCTCGACCTCGTCCGGGAGATCGTCGATGGAGTCGAACTCGTCGGCCTCGGTGACGTCGCCACCGATGGAGAACCCGTGAAGGACCTCGCCGACGAACGACCACAGTTCGTCATCGTGATACTTGCGCCGTACGACCCAGTCGCCGGCTTCAAACTGCACGCCGTCGATCTCCTGGTCCTCGTCGAGGACCTCGTTGAACTCGAGCTCCGCCGCGTCGTCGGGGAACCGAGCGTGCAGTACGCCGTCGTCTGGATCGGGATTGTACATCGCCCCGACGCCGTCCGGGTAGACGAAGTCGAGTTGATGGTCCAGCTCGTACGGCGTCAAGACGATCCCGGTGGCGGTCTGCTCCTCCTCGTCGATCGCCTTGATGGCAACGTGCTTGGTGAAGTGACGCTTCTCCTGTGTACTCATTGGTGTCCTGTGAGAACGCCGGTATAGTCCTCGGGCAGTGGCCCCGGCGGGGGCGGGTACCGTCATCGACGTGGTTGACTTGCTATCGGGCTTCCGAGATCGTGACGTCCGCCGTCTCGCCGGCGGCCGCAGGGTCGGTTACGCGGACGCGCAGGTGGCGATGGCCGAACCGGAAACTGTCGCGGATGTCGGTCGCGTCCTCGACCTCCGCCTGGTCGTACTCCTCTTCGGCTTCGAACCAGTCGCCATCGTCACCGGTCGCGCTCACGTCGACCGCGTACGACGCCGCCGCCGTGGCCTCGATGTTGAGCGACACTAGGACGTCGCCTTTGATATGCGCCTCGGCGATCGCGCCCTCTGCCGAGATATCCTGTTCCTCTTCGATCGTCTCGTCCTGGATTCGTGGCATAGTTCTGAGAGTTACCTCCGGCCCGCTCTGGGTCTCGGCGCGGGAAGAAGCGTCATCGGTCGGTCGCGACGCAGGTAGTGGCTGGGTCGAACCCTCGTCGGTCAAAGAATCCAAGTGGCTGATTTTCACCGTGGCTCAGCCCAGCCAGCTACTCAAGAAGTTGGGGACGTAGCGGGACGCCCTCCCAGCGGTCGTGGCAAGACCGGCAGAGCGCGACGAGATTGTCAATTGTATCTGCATCCTCCGGCGTTTTAAACCACCTGACAGGAAAGATGTGGTGAACGGAGAGGCCAACACCGTGCTCATCCTGGTGGTCCTCTTCTGACCGGCCGCACCCCTGACACTCCCACCCGCACTCGTCCAGAGCTTTCGAACGGAGCTCTGGCCAGTTGGTGTCGCGATTTCGGGTGTATCCCCCCTTCCAACTAGGGTGGTCAGATGGGTCGTCGACCTGAGTGTGCCACTCACCGTTTTCGACGGCTTCCCGGACCGTGGCGTGTGCCGATTGCACGATCTCGTCGTAGTCATCTCTCTCGGCGTTGAGCTTCCGATTCGCCTCGGTGTTGTCCCGGTAATCTAGGCCGTGGTGATCGAACCAGCGCGCAACTGTTTGGTGACCGCCCACGCCGAAGTGGTCTGCCAATTCAGACAGTGATAGCCCCTGGTTGTAGTGCAACCGCTCCAGTTTGTCTGCGGGTGGCCGCTCACCACCACGCATGGCGTCGTACTTGCACTTCTTCGAGCAGAAGCGCGCTGTATCGGCGTCCTTGGGTTTTACGCTGAATTCCGAACCACACCACTCACACTCGAAAGTGGGGCGGAGGGTCCCGTCGTGTGCGACTCCGTAGTGAACCTTTACGCCGTGCCACGTGTCGAACACGTCACCACACTCCGGGCACTCGTGCTGTTCGCCAGACTGATTATCGTCGTCGTCGGATATACTCATGCGTTGGATGACCTCCAGCGCGTCGGTGGGTGTCCTCGCACCCGTCGGTTTTAATGCCGGATCCGCGCTTGTAGTTACCACGTTCTGTGACATTGTAGGAGTTGCGATCATCAAAGCCACACCCGACCACCGTCCTCGATTTCGGCGAGTTGGTCGTCTGTTAAATCTTCCTCGAATATTGCCACAAGAGTACACCTACAATTTACG